GTGGACGTAAAACAATCGGCAACGATATTTTTGTTGACGTATTGATTACGATTACCCTTATGGTTTGTTTTTACGGCACATTCAGCGGCATGGCTGCCGCTATGATCGGTGGTCTTTTTGCTTCAATCATTTTGTTTGTGCTCAAGAAAACAATGCGTCATGAAGTATTGACCATTAAAAAACAACCTAAAAAAATATTTAATGCAACCATTCATACTCCTGCTATTCAATGGCAAACTATTGAACCTACTTGGTGGGTGAAAAAATGAAAGGTAGTGCTAAGTATTTTATGCAACGTGTACATGATGCATGCCTACAACAGGGCGTGCATCTGACAGCAAAAGAATTTGACTTGCCTATTGCAGAAGTTAGACAAATAACTATGCAATACGAAGGTTGGGATGGGACTTGGACTAAGTTTCTTATTCAAAAAGATTTGGAAACAACTTTCCGAAACCAATCAAAGTAAGGTAAGCTTAGCGTATGTCTAAGCCACTTAAACATCAACAGGTTATGAAACTTTGTGTGATGACTGAAGAAGATGTCTTCGGTGATAAACAAACTCTAGCAGAGATGATGGAGATTGTTGCCGATGCTATCAAAGAAAAAAGGTTCTATTTTGAACTGATCAATCCACCAAAGGAACATGGGAAACAAGAAAACAGTAGCTAGAAACAAAGGTATATCCTCATCGCCTAAAAGGTTTTTGCAATATCTTTTATGGCAATCTAAATCAAAACGAATCGCTCAAGGTTATGAATATACATTAACCATTGATGAAGTTTTAGATATTTATAACAAACAACAAGGACTCTGTGCCGTTTCAGGTGTAAAAATGACACATTTAAAAGGACAAGGACATCTCCACAAAAATATGTCAATCGATCGTATAGATAACAATAAAGGTTATACGCAAGATAATGTGCATATTGTATGTTATTACATCAATATGATGCGACGCACTATGAATTTGGATGAGTTTAAAGATGTATGCAAAGAAATTACTACGTTTACTTTACTCAGAAATTATTGTTCTATTGATGAACTAAAAGAAAAATCTATAAGTGAGTGGTGGAGAATCCAACCTGTCATAAACATGACGGTTGATGCAAAAAAATGAGCCCTGCAAGAGGGCCCATTTACTAGACGTAACTTAGGATACGTATACCCAAAGTTCAATTGTTCCAGTACCACCGCCAGCTGGGCCAGCTTGTACTGTGATATCAATTGTATCATCAGATGAGTACTCATAAGGTGCAAAAGCCGCGTCAGTTTTGTCAACGCCACCAGCTTGACCACTTGTAGAACCATCAATGATTCTGTCAGTGTCGCCACCGTCGCCAACATCAAGGACTAAGGTTGTACCTGTATCAAGATCGTCAACTTTTAGTACAACGTCATGTACAGTTTCACCAGAGAATACGTCAACCATTTGAATAACATCACTTGTTGCAAGAGCAGTAGTAGCTTCGAATTTTGAATATCTAACACCCATTTGCCCAGAAGGGAATGATTTGAAAGATTGATTACCGTCTACTACGTCTGAAGTATAAGTTGCCATAATGGTCTCCTATTTGTGTATTACATCGACATGATGTAATATTTAAAAACATAAAGCATTCAGGAAGAATGTCAACAATGATTAAGGATAATTAAATGTCTAAAGTTTTAGTCAAACGCAACCCTATTCATCCTTACACATACAAGAATCCTGACGACTTGCCACGCATCCAATGGAAATTAGTTTCTAAAGGAGTTGCATACAACATGGTACACAGTAAGCAAATCGGTTGGGAGCGAGCTAAGAAAGGTGAATACGAAGATTGGCAACAACAAATGAAACAACGAGGTTTTAAAATTCTATGAACAAAATCTATCTTGACTTTGAAACTTATTACGATACAGAAGTATCACTCTCAAAAATTACAACATTACAATACGTGCATCATCCAGACTTCAAAATTTGGGGTGTTGGTGTAAAGCTTAATGATGAACCTACCGAATGGTATGGTGAAGATGATTATCTTGATGCATTACAACAGATCCCCTGGGAAGACTGTGCAGTCATTTGCCACAATACTTTGTTTGATGCATACATTTTAACACAGCATCTAGGGTTGTATCCCGCATACTATTACGATACAGCTGCCATGGCCCGGGGTTTGTATCCAAATCAATCGGCTGCATTGAAAGCAGTAGCTGAACGTGTGTTTCCTGACGATGAAACCATGCGTAAAGGAGAAGAACTAGTCAATGCAAAAGGTATTCGCGACTTACCTCCTGACATCGAAGAACAAATTGCTGGTTATTGTATACAAGACGTAGATCTGACTTATGCAATCTTCAACAAGTTTATACAAGACTATCCAGTTGATGAGCTCGATGTAATCGATCTGACCTGTCGCATGTATGTAGAGCCAAAGCTGACCTTGAACCGTGAACTTTTGCTCAAGCACCTTGAAGATACTAAAGTTAGAACAGCACAACTTATTGAAGACTCAGGAGTAACACGTGAAGTTCTTGCATCTCAGAAAAAGTTTGCTGAACATTTAGAAAGCCTGGACATCGTTGTACCAACTAAGAAAAGCCCCAATACAGGTAAACAAATACCTGCATTCAGTAAAACAGATTCGGCGTATATACAAATGCAAAACGTTTATCCTGAATACAAACACCTTTGGGATGCCAGGGAGGCTGTAAAATCACGCTTAGAAGAAACACGCGCACAAAGGTTTTTAGAAAACATTAACCCAGACGGAACATTTCCTGTACCGCTTAGGTATTATGCCGCACACACAGGACGATTCGGTGGTACAGAAAGTCTTAATTTACAAAACCTGCCCCGGGGATCTGTGTTACGTAAAGCACTTACAGCTCCTGAAGGCCAACGGTTGTTTGTTGCTGACTTATCAAACATCGAAGCTCGTATGCTTGCGTGGCTTGCTAACCAACAAGATTTACTTGACGCTTTTGCAGCAGGACGTGATGTATACAGCGAGTTTGCATCACAAATTTACGGCAGACCTGTAACTAAAGCCGACAAACTAGAACGTTATGTTGGTAAAACAGCTATCTTAGGCCTAGGTTATGGTATGGGACATGAAAAATTTAGATACACACTCAAAACAGGTTCTCCTTCAGTCGATGTAAGTTTGATGACTGCGCTTAGTGTTGTTACTCAGTATCGTGCAATGTATCCAAACATACCAAGGCTTTGGGCTGCATTCAAAGAACATCTTTACACTATGGCTGCAGGCGGAAACAACACAGGTTTACCTTATGGACCTCTCATTGTTCGTGGTAGAGCTATAGAATTACCCAACAAAATGCGTTTACAGTACCCAGAACTTTCGTTCTTGTCAGGTGAATTTACTTATAACTCAGGTAAAAGTATTACAAGAACCTACGGAGCTCGTATGGTAGAGAATGTAGTACAAGCACTCGCCCGGGCCGTAATTGTAGAACAAATGCTAGCAGTAAACAAAATGCCAGAAGTATCCGTTGTATTACAGGTACATGATGAGATTATATCTATTGGCTCAAATGTTGATGCAGACGAGACACTAGCTAAAATAATCGATATAATGAAGACACCTCCTCTTTGGTGTTCAACATTACCACTTGACGCAGAGGGAGATCATAGCCAACAATATGACAAATGAGCAATCTAGTTTTAACACGCAGAAAGGGGGACTCAATCATAATACAAAAAGATGATCAGCAACTCTGTAAAGTAACAATTACAGCGTTAGGCCCTAAACAAGTTAAACTAGCATTCGAAGCAGATTCAAAAGTTATCATTGACAGGGAAGAAATATATAATTCAAAACAACAACAATAGGAGATAAACATGGAGTTAGTTTTCCTTAAAGCAAAGCAAAAGCTTGCTAAGAAAATATCGGAACAAGGTGTAACACCTTATCCACTCATTAAGAACTTTACTTCAGTTCATAAAACAATAAAAAAAGATCCAAGTAAGTTATTAACTGAACTTACAAAAGCGGCCGCAGCTGGGATGTGTTTACATAAAGGTCCCCTCAAACGCGAACTCAATCATGAACCTCGCGCATTGATGACAGACAGAGTTGCATCAACTGAGTTACTTGTATTAGATTTTGATAACATACAAGTACCTTTACCTAAAAAACCTGACTTAAATACTCAAGATTTAGAAAACTTAGCTGAGCAACTTATACAACAGATGCCCCAGGAGTTTCATGATGTAACGTACATTGCTCAAGCCAGCGCCTCTTTAGGATACAAAAAAGATTCTGTATCTTTACATATCTTTTTTATTCTAGAAAATTCTATACATCCAAAAGTTCTTAAAGAAACACTTAAGTTATTAAATTACGAAACTGAATTCTTAGCAGAGCGTTTAACTTTATCTGCAAACGGACAAAGTTTGTCTTACAAACTTGACCCGGGTGTAGCTGACAACTCAAAAATTATTTATATTGCACCACCAACTTTTGTAGGTGATGTAAAAGATCCAATTACAGGTCCTAGATTTGTTAAAGTCGACCGTGGTTCATCTACCTTAGATCTTTCAGCATTATTGTTTTCAGTTAACCCCGAGCGTGTTCACAACTTAGGCGTGCAAATAAAAGACAACTTAAGAAAAAAATCAAACTTACCAAAGAAAGCTACTAAAACAACAACCGTCAATATAGCAGGAGAAGCCCAAGAGGTATTACAAAACCCTGATAAGATGACCATCGAAGTAAGTAGAGTAGCTGAACCTTATGTTAACTGTAATGTAAATGGGGGTGACAGTGGTGGATATTATTTTTTATTAACAGACCCACATTACATGTATAACTTCAAAGGTGAACCTATTTGGGAAATACAAAAAGCAGATCCAGACTTTTATAAAAATATCTTTGAAATATTTGCAGATAAAATAGATCAAGATAAAAAGTTAAAACCCGTCGCACTACGTGACTTTTACACTGACACTTATTACAACGGAATTTATGATGAAACAATTGAACAATTCACAGATGAGTACCCGCTTACTCCGACAAATAAACAATCGATTGATGATTTTATGCGGTCTCATAATCGTCCTCCCCTCGATTACGTTCCTGATGCTAGGGTTGTTTTTGACCCGGCTGTTAATCAAGGTATTCAATTAGACGAAACACCATATTATGTAAACATGTATAGGAAAACATCCTATATGTTAAAAGAAGACTCGTCTGCACCCGAACTAGAATATGGGACAGCTAACAAACTCCATGTAGCAACACCACTATTTGCTAAGTTACTGTCTCATGTTCTTGGTGGGGGCAAAACAGAATTTGAACACTTCATTAATTGGCTTGCATACATTTACCAAAACAAAAAGAAAACAATGACAGCATGGATCTTTACAGGAGTTCCTGGTACCGGTAAAGGTTTGTTAATTCATAAAGTACTCAAGCCACTCTTTGGTGAACAACAAGTACCTATGCGAGCATTAGAAAACATAGAAGAACAATTTAATTTATACATGCGCACAGCGCTCTTCTTAGTTGTAGATGAGTTTCGTATGGGAGATGCAGGTAGTATTGGTAAAATGGCAGATAAGTTAAAACACCAAATAACAGAACCTAATCTTACTATTCGCGCAATGCGTACAAATCAAATTGAGCTACCAAGTTTCTGTAACTTCTTATTTCTTACTAACAGAGCTGACGCAGTCAAGATTGAAGATGGCGATCGTCGTTACAACGTAGGCCCCAGGCAAGAAGTAAAACTAGAAAAAACATATCCAGAACTTTTAAATGATATGGACAAACTAGAAGCAGAACTTTATATGCTTGCAGGAGTATTAACTAAGTTTAAAGTTGATAATCGTATGGCACATACAGCATTAGAAAACGAAGCTAAAATACAAATGAAAAATGTATCTATGTCAGTACTTGAAGAATTTGCTGCAGCAGTACGTCAACGCAACTTAGAATACTTTACTGAAATATTAGATATACCACTTACAAATACATTTGACGCCGGTGGTATAAGTACAGCGCAACGTTACATTAAACATTGGGTTGCAACTCTAGGTGAAGAAATGGTTATACCTATGAGTCAATTTAAATTACTTTACGATGTGTTAACTGACAGCCGTAATAAACTGTCAACTCGTGACTTTACTAAAGCTATGTCACGACTAAACATTAAGACAGCTCGTAAGCGTGTAAGTTCAGATAAAAATGCATCTATACCACGAGGGGTTGTATTAACGTGGAAATTAGATAATAATGTTCAAGACTCGTTAATTAAAGAACACTTTGATGAACGAGATAAGCAACTAGTAAAAGGAGTTAGCTAAGGCTATCTAAACTAATGACCGAGCTTGTACAAAACAAGCGTCCAGATCTAATCAATGTAACAGAACTGGACAAACCCACGGAAATGGGACTTATCCCCGCATGGTCGCACTCCGCTTTAAAAACCTACGAAGCCTGTTCTTACCGCTCTTACATAGCTAAAGTTAAAAAGGTACAAGAAGATTTTGGACCTGCAGCTGCACGTGGTACAGAGATACACCAACAAGCTGAAGATTATGTAAAAGGAGAACTTGCTGAATTTCCAGACACTCTTAAAAAATTTAAATCACAATTTGAAGAACTCAAAACCCTTTTTGCAGATGCGAAAGTAGAACTTGAAGGGGAATGGGGGTTCACTATTGACTGGAAAGCGTGTGGTTGGATGGCTCCTGATGTTTGGGGACGTGTTAAATTAGATGCAATCGTACATGAAACAGAAACATCAGCGCGAGTTATTGACTATAAAACAGGCAAACAATTTGGTAATGAGATAAGCCATTCACAGCAAGCTTTAACTTATGCAATAGGAAGTTTTATGAGATACCCTGAGTTAGAAAGTGCTAATACAGAAATTTGGTATCTAGATCATGGAACAACTATGGAACAAACTTATACAAGAGATGAAGCTATGGTATTTATGCCAACCCTTCATGAACGCGCAATAGCGATGACTACTGCAACTAAGTTTCCACCCAATCCATCGAAACAAAACTGTCGATGGTGTTCATTCAAAAACGGAGAACATCCGATTTGCGAATGGGGTATGAAATAAGTATAATAACCGTTTAACAACGAACGAATAACAATGAGGAACGATACATGGAACACATCCCTGCTTACGAGCATCAAACAGAAACTACCAACTTTATTCTTTCACACCCCCGTTGTCTTATTACATCAGATCCCGGCACTGGCAAGACTAGAGCAGTTCTCGACGCTGTTACAAATCTTCCAGGACGAGTACTTGTACTTGCGCCGTTATCTATTCTTGAGGCAGCTTGGGTTGAAGACATAAAGAAATTTCAACCTAATATTAACTATGGAGTAGCTTATGCTAAAAATCGTAAAAAAATATTTGCCGACCCTTCGTACGAAATGGTTATTACTAACTTCGAGGCTGTCAATTTTCTACATAGAAATACAAACTACCTTGCAGGATTCGATATTATCGTTATTGATGAATTCACGGCATTTAAAAATAGAGAAGCCAAACGCTCTAAAAATCTCAAATCTTTTATCTCACACTTTACTTATAGGATTGCCATGTCTGGTACTCCTAATAGTAATTCTATTCTAGATCTCTGGCATCCTGTATTACTTGTTGATGATGGTGAGCATTTGGGCCAACGCTTTTTTGCTTACCGTAATCAAGTATGTACACCAAAATTCAACGGTTTTGCCAATGAATGGATAGACAAACCAGGCATTGAAGAAGCCGTTGCAGAAAAGCTTAGCGACATTACTATTCGCTACAAACTAGAAGATTGCGTAGATTTACCACCCAATATCGTCCGTACTGTACGTACACATCTTTCTCCTGAGATCCAACAAATGTACAAAACCTTTGCTGAAGAGAGTGTCTTGTACACCAAAGCAGGTACGATTAATGCTGTACACGCAGGGGCCCGGGTTAAAAAGTTACTACAACTTATCTCAGGTGGAGTTTACGATGATGAAGGACAAACACAATACTTTCATCAAGAACGCTACAATTTAGTTATTGATCTCATCAAAGAACGCAAGCACTGCATTGTTGCATTCAATTGGAAGCACGAAAGAGATGCACTTATAGAGCAAGCTGAAAAAGAAAAGCTCTCGTATGAAGTTATTGATGGCAGTGTCCCAGCAGAAAAACGTAAAGATATTGTTGCACGATTCCAGGCCGGTCAGATACGTGTGTTGTTTTGTCACCCACAATCTGCAGGTCATGGACTTACACTTACAAAAGCTACCACAGCCATCTGGTGTTCACCAACATACAATGCTGAGCACTTCCAACAGTTTAACAGACGTATACACAGAGCCAGCCAAACAGAAAAAACAGAAACCATATTGATTGCAGCACATAAAACCTGGGAGGAAGATGTGTATGCAAAATTAAATGGTAAACTAGGGAAGATGGAGAATTTACTCCACATTCTAACAGGACTACAAAATGCCAATGAAAACACTCGAACAACTTGATCTTGATATAACAGAAACAGTGGAACAACTTAAGAAACGACCACTCGATTCTATTGCAGCTGCTTTGGTATTTGCAATGTCAGAACTAATCGTAGCTCGTGAAGACAAAGAACCAACCGAGTTACAAGAACTAATTTTACAAGCCGGCAAGGAAGCGGTGATGTTAACAGACGGGGTGTACCTTGCACAACCTCGCGGTACGGAGACGATACATTGAACGACGAAATACGAAACATGGATGACATGTTGAATGATCTCGCGGAAACGCGAAAAGAATTAGCTAGTTTATTAGAACAAGAAAAGATTCTTAAATCTAAAAAACTAGAATTAGAAACACAAATCGCAACTACACTAAAAAATCAAGGGATTGATCGAGTAGGAAATGATGCGTGTACTCTTTCTATTAAGGAAGAGATTGTTCCTACGGTGGAAGACTGGGATAAAGTTTACCAGCATATACTCGATACAAAACAGTTCGAGTTGCTGCAAAAACGTATGTCAGCTACTGCTTATAGAGAACTGTTACAACTTGGCATGGATTTGCCAGGTGTAACATCAACGGAATTGACCCGAGTTAACTTCAGGTCAAAGTAATTAACCAATATCAACGAAAAAAGGAGTACGTACTATGAGTGATATTGCACTAGTAAGTGATAAAGTCCCTGCACACGTAGAGGCTGGTGGTGGTTTAGGTAACGAAAACGTTACTGCAGATCATCTTCAAACCCCTAGGGTTAAACAACTTCAACAACTCAGCAATGAGGTGGATGAAAACCACAGTGAGTATATTGAAGGTAGTAAGCCAGGTGATTTTATCAACACCATTACAAGAGAAAACTACGGAAGAGAGATCTACGTTATGAACGTAAAGTTCACTGAAGAGTTTGTCGCTTGGAAAAAACGCGAGAAAGGTGGAGGCTTAGCAGGTATATATCCTACTGAAAAAGACGCCATCGATAGTCTCGTAGCCCAAAAAGAGAACCCTGAGGATTATGATATTACTCAGACTCAATCTCATCTTTTAATTAAGAAAGATGCGAAAACGGGTGTACTTGATACGCCATTTATCTTTGACTGTGCTTCATCGAAGCTAAGAGTGTCAAGAGAATGGAATACTCAAATTGCTCGCCTAGGTGGAGATCGTTTTTCATCTCTTTGGAAAATGTCTTCTGCACAAACCCAAAACAGAGCTGCCCAAAAGTTCTACAACATTGCTGTAGAGAACGTTGGCTGGGTTACTGACGAAGACTACGAAAGCGCTAAGAAAGTTTTCGAAAGCGTTTCTAAGTAGTTAATTTACTTACATGGTGCGACTTATACTGTCGCATCATGTATACTCATCATTATGTATATGTACACGGAATGTCCAGGCTGTAAAGAACCACAAATAAATTGTACGTGTCCCAAAGGTCAATACTGGGATCATGTAACTCAAGAGTTCTACACTTGGCCAGAGTTAAAAGTATTACATAATGAGAGAAAAGGAATTCATCAACAAAATCCACAAGAAGTTACCTAAAGAAATTTACAAGTGGAAAATCAACGATCCGTATCACGGAGGTGTGCCTGACACTTTCTATTCAGGTCCAAAAGGATTTGCTTTCTTTGAATACAAATACATACAAAAGCTCCCTAAACGAGGAACATCTAAAATTAAAGTTGACCTTTCTGCACAACAGCGTGCCTGGTTGCAACGTCAATATAACTACAACATGCCTGTGTATTACATTTTAGGGTCTCCGGAGGGTTGTATTGTAAGTCAGGAGTTTCAAAGAGAGTTTTTTACTTTAGATGAGTTTACTCAGTGTGCCTGCACAACTGATCAATTTATAGACAAAATAATCAACATATGTTTACAATAAAGGAGGAAATATGGAATTTGACCCTGTAAATAAGCCAATACATTATAACCAAGGTGGTATTGAGTGTATTGATGCTATTGAGGCGAGTATGACAAATGAAGGTTTTTGCAACTACTGTAAAGGAAATATTATGAAATACCTTTGGCGGTGGGAAAACAAAAACAAGAAACAAGACTTACTCAAAGCGCAATGGTATTTAAATAGGCTTATTAATTCAATAAAAGAAGATGAGTGACGACGTATTACATTTTACACACCTTTCTAAAACTTTAGGGAAGTGCACAAGTATGGCAGACAGTCCATGCATTGGTGTTTGTACGGTTACACAATGGGGTGACGATCGTTGTAAAGGGTGCGGGAGGACTGCACTTGAGATTAGACAATGGGGAAAATACTCTGATATAGAGAAAAAACTCATAAATCTAAGAAATGCCAACGAAAAGTACGCTATTAGACAGCTAAAAACTGGAAACCGCACACAACGCACGGAGAAGCCCTCTACTGCAATATAGGGGTTTTGATACCTAGAACATTAGGTGGTATGAGAAACGTTCACCAGCGCGATTAGGTGAAGCCGTTTTTTCAAAAAGTGCCAAAAATTAGCACTTCCAGCGTCTTCGCGCTTGTCTTAGCCTTGAATTTGGATTTTTCGCTGCTTTTGGGAACTTTTTCATTTGACCAGCAGATCTTGCACAAAAAGATTTCCTTCTTTTCGCTGCTTTACTACCTTTTTTTACCTTCCCAGTAACAGCTGTTTTAAGTTTTGAACCAGGATTGAGTCGACGATATGCCTTTACTCCTGCTTTTGTCATACCCGCACCAGACTTCGTAGAACGAAAGTTCTTCTTGTTCCTTGCTGGCATTTTACTTTTTCTTCTTGCGGGCATTTGTTCTCCTCTTTCTTACAATAGTTTTTACATTTCTTGGTTTACCACCTGGGTTACCAGCTGCACGCTTACGTTTTACCGCGCTGCGCTTTTGTGCTGCAGTCATTGTACGAGCTTTTGACCGTGGCACACACTTTGGATATTTACGTTTGCTTTTACCTTTAGCAGATTTTCTACCACAAGCTTGATACTTACCCTTTTTCTTTGGTGCACCGATATCAACCCAGTCACCTTTAGGGCCTTTACCAAACCATGCAGTCAAACCGCCTGTAGGTTTAGCCATTACCTATATCCACCACCACGTTTTTTATAAGTACGAACTAACCAACCGTTGGCATATGCTGAAGGATATACCTTAAACTTACGTTTAGCTTCAGCCTTTACCCTTGCATACAAGCTTGGGTTAGTTGGAGTTGCACCTTTTCTTTTAGTGGTTTTCTTTTTTGTTGCTTTCCTTGGCATTATTTCTTCTTCCTTGGACGTCCTCTTTTCTTAGGAGGTTCCGGTTTATATCTTTGTTGACCCCATTTAATGAGGCTTGAATAGCTTTCTTTTACTTTAGTAAGAAACTTATAAATATATTCCATATAAAAAACTCCAGCCATGATTAATGTGGCTCCTATAATAGTACACGAAATTACGGTCATTTTCTCCTTCTTCGCGCAGTTTTTGTACGTTTAAAGGACCTATTGGATTTTTTTGATTCCATGCGAATATTCTTTACTTTCGCATTTAGAGGGTTGTTATCCTTGTGTGCTACGTCTTTACCATCACCTTTCTTTGCTTTACCCAAACGCACCATGATACGTCTGGACTTATTACGTCCAGCTCTACGTTTCTTTTGTGAGGGTTTAGAGTGATAATTATCGTATTCTTTACGATAGTTACGAGGCATCTCTACTTACCAAGTTTTTGCTGCGCTTTTTTATGCGCAGCTCTAAAAGTATCTCCCATAAGCATACGTCTTTTCATAAAAGCCATATGTTTTGTAGTGTGATGTTTTGAATGCCGTTTCATAGCATTCTCCTGCCTTTTGGTAAGGGCTTTCTTTTTGACCTTCATTGCAGGTCTTTTTTTAGTTCTTGGCATTATTTACGTTTAACTCCACGTCCCATAAGAACATCAGCATAAGTTACTTTCCCATCTTTATTTAAGTCAGGAAACTTCATTTTGCTTTTCTTTCTTTTGTTTTTGCGAGCCTTTGCAGCTTGCATGTATTTCTCGTTAGCCATCTGGTTTCTCCGATGTTGATATTAAAAAATCAATGATCTTTATTTTATCGTTTACTTCTGCTAGTTGTCCAACTAATTTATCTAACTCAACACTGTATTCTATGTGTTCAGGTATGCTAGTTGGGTTGTTCAATAGCACTTCTAAATCTAAACTTACTTTAGCACGTTCTCCGTGCAACACTTCCTTTTGTGCGCAAAGCACTCCTAGCTTATTCATAGTTACCTACTTCTTTTTCTTTTTAGTCTTCTTCTTGCCGTAAGACATTTTCATAGGTTTAGCTTTTTTAGTCATAGACTTCTTTTTACCGTAGTTGTATGGCATGTTTATTCCTCCGCAATGCATATGTTTATATTATCACGTTCCATCCGGATCTGGAACACCATATAGTAAGTTAGTAAACGCTACATCTAAGTTGTTGTTACCAGCAAAAAAATCTACAACCCACTGTTTAGCTATTTCATCTGTAACATCGTCTATATTAATAAAACTTGAGTCTGTGGTATCAACAGAGGACATGTTAAAAGCTAACATTTCATCTTCAAGTGTATACGTGTTACCGCTACCATCTGTGTCTGTTCCAACTACTTTGAAGTGTATGTTGTAAACAACTTGCTCACCGTCCACCCCTTTTTGTCTGTGGTAAATATTTTTAACAGTTATTTCAGTGTTAAAGGTATGTATGTCTGATACTGTACTATTCCAAACCATAAAAATATCTAAGAGCTAAATTTAATAAATCTAGCGTCTGCTCCTCCCATTAATTGATAGTTGCTGTCGGCTTGTGCATATATAAAAATATTAAGAGTTCCTGAACCCGTGTATCTAAAAGCTAACGGTATATTTGAACTATCTTTACCCGTAGTTAATCTACTGCTAGAAATCCATGTCCCTGTTAAATACACAAGATCTGGTGTAACTAAAATAGCATGTGATGCGCTTTCAGTTATTTTTGTTATATCAGTAAAGGTTACGCTGGTATCAACATCATTAGAACTGCTTGCGCCGAAAGTACCATCAGATATTAAGAAGCTAATAGTTTTAATTTGGCCAGCATAAGAACCCTTATAAACTCGTATATACCCTGTATAAAACCCAGCACCCGAACCTATTTCGGCTACGTGCCTGTAATTAAGGTCATTCTCATGCCAGTAACCTAATGTGGTGCCTGTTTTTTCTCCGCCGTTTGATGGTAAAGACAGGTCAGTAGTATTTATTTTTGCGGCTGTAATTGTGTTAGCTCCGATCCTATCAGCAGATATAGTACCGGCATTTATCTTACCTGCGTTTAGATCATTAATTTTTGCATTTGTAATTTGAGCATCCCCAATCTTAGCGGTGGTAATATTTGCGTTCGCAATTTTAGCCGTTGTAATATTTGCGTCCGCTATCTTAGCCTCTGTAATTGCTGCGTTCGCAATTTTAGCTGTTTGAATAGTTGCGTTAGCAATACGTGCATTTGTTATAGCTCCATCTTGAATACGTGCACTATCTATAAATACAGTACCACCACTTACGATAAAAGGCGCAACATTTGTAGATCCACTCCAAATCGCAAACTTATCAGCTTGAAACTGCACGTATGATTGTAAGTTAGAACCACTGTTTGCATTTGCACCAATCAACATACCTGCAGCTGATACACTACCATTACTTTCTACACTTGCTTTGATCACATACATGGCATTTAGGTTGCCATTTATGGTAGAAGTTGTATTACTAACAGTTGTTATGTTTGCTGCATTTGTACTGTCTGCACTGGTTAATACAGAGTATCCAGGCATGTTAGCTAGAGTTTCACTCAAGTCTGTCATGACTGCCGATACATTAGAAAGCGTTGTAGCTTCTACACCGTTGGTATTATTAAAAGGTCCTTGTACATCATTGGTGCTTACGTACCTGACCCAATAATAGTAGGTTTCGTTGTAACCAACCTCATCGGTATATATGAATGCGTTTGTTGTTGCCCGTAGAGTCGCACCCGCTAAGTTGTTATCTCTTGATCTCCAAATTTCAGTATAAGCATGATTACCGTACGGTGCACTAGCACTCGTACCATTCCAATCTAATATAACTGCAGTAAAAGCTACACTTGCTGTAAGTGATATAGGAGCTGGAGGAACACTTAAATCACCAACAACTTCATCTATTGGGCCAAAATCACTTGGACCCGTCCCCGCATTTGGATCAAAAGGGTTATCATTTTTTTCTTTAACTACACCACTATCAATTAGTTCTCTAACTGTTACAGCTCTATCAAGTGGGTGTCCTCTTTGCCCTGTGTGCACACCTAAAATTTCATGCATGGCTTTTAGTGAGCCAGCTAGTTCTTTATCTACAGTGCCTGGAATTGGTTTTAAACCGGGGAGTTTAGTTTTATCAGTAGCCACTAAACACCTCTTAGTTCATCAATAGACTCACCTATACATACTTCGTTAACAGTTTTTGCTGAAGATACCTCAATAGCAAAAGTTCTATGCATACTTGCAGGTAAACGTACTATAGGTTCATAAATCGTTGTTGCACTAAAGCTCGGTGTTGTACCTGTTACAGAATACACACTACCTGATGTGCTAATGGTAGCGTTATAAATAACAGAGCCATCACCATAAACTTTCAGT